CTTCTAATATGTCTAAGTTTGTTGATGGGAAAGTCATCAAGGATGAGAACGGTAAGATCCAGAAACCGGACTCTTACTTCAGACCAAACATTCAGATGGTGCTAGACCTATGAGTGTGAAATATATACTCGACACCGAGTCGAGAGAAAATCTGGAACAAGATTCTTACGGAAACACTATTGATAAATACTCTGGTGATTATGTAATCATTGTTCCTAAACTCCAAGAGAAATTACCACATCAACCTGCAACCTTGACAAAGGTGGATGGTAAGTGGGTGCCAAAGCAGATGGAACTTTGGGCAATTGAATAAGTGGGATAGAGCGCACCTTGAGGTCGCAGAAACCTACGCGCAGTTATCTACTGCGAAACGGAGAAAGGTCGGTTGTGTTATAGTAAAGGACAACCGTATCATTTCTATTGGATATAATGGTATGCCTAGCGGTTGGGACAATGAATGTGAATATGAGGGGGACTATACCTCTCGTGCACCTGTACCCAATCTAATCACTAAGAAGGAAGTTCTACATGCGGAAGCGAATGCACTCACGAAAGTTGCAAGGTCAACGGAATCGTCGGAGGGTGCAGTTCTCTACTGTACCTGTGCCCCTTGTATCGACTGCTCCAAACTCATCTACCAAGCCGGAATCGCAAGGGTAGTATATAAAGACAACTATCACACGGACGAGGGATTGACATTCCTAGAGAAGTGTGGTATAATCGTCCAAGACGGTACCGAAATGAAAACCAACTGGGTAAAGTGTTAATGAACCCCTTTAATTATGTAAACAGTATCAACCTATCCAAGAAAGATATCATGCAGACTCCTGAAGATGAGAAGGCATACAACTCTTTCATGGTTAATCGATCCCTATCTTACTTTGCTGACACTGCCGTGATTGCAAATGAGATGAATAGATACCACCAACTGGACTCGCGTCTGCAATATCAATTTCTTATAAATATGGTCAGGAAACGAAAACGTTTCTCAAAGTGGGTAAAACCTGAAATAGAAAATGACCTTGAGTCGGTGAAAGAATACTATGGATATAGCAATGAAAAAACACGCCAGATCCTGCCTCTCCTCTCTCCTTCTCAGATAAAAGAAATAAAAGATAAGGTGAGTAAAGGTGGAAGAAAATAATTTAGTTTCATGGAGTCCAGTGAATATGCTAGAGATCACTCTGGCAGAGCCCGATGACTTCCTCAAAGTTCGTGAGACCCTGACCCGTATTGGTGTCGCATCTCGTAAAGAACAAAAACTGTTCCAGTCATGTCATATCCTACATAAGCAGGGACGATACTATATTGTCCATTTCAAAGAACTGTTTATGCTTGATGGTAAAAAGGCAAACCTAGAAGAGAGTGATGTGCAGCGTAGGAATACGATTGCCACACTGCTGTCTGACTGGGGGTTGGTTGAGATTCAGAATAAAGAAGTAGCGCAAGATTGTGCACCTTTACGACAGATCAAAATCATAGGGTTCAAAGATAAAAGTGAGTGGGAGTTATGTCCCAAGTATAATATCGGAAACAAATGATTGGATTTGCTGAACACCTAGATGAGATCAGATCAAAGAATCATTGGTGGACTAAGGCTGATTTTGATATCACTTGGGAGCAAATGATTCATCTGATTGATACTCATCCAGAACGGTTATATGACTGGAATCGTGAGAAACAACGATTGGGGTTGAATGAGTTTCATACGAGACCTTCTGCCCCTCAGTTCGCAAAGGATGTTGTTGCAGAGATGCACGATCTGTTTGCGGAACCTGCGCCCAAGAAAGAAGAATATGATAAAGGACATCCCCATGTTACGAACATTGCTTTCTGCGGATTCGGACAGTACTCTGGATCTTACCCTAGACATGCGGATAATATGGATGTTTTTCTAGTCCAGATATTGAATGAATGTAAGATTACTATCGGATATACCGAAGAACCTAAAAATGCGGATGAGTCCCGCATGATGAAGCCAGGCGATGCGGTCTGGTTGCCAAGGGGTACATGGCATCAACTTGAACCCAGCGTATCACGGGTAACATTCTCATTTGGATTTGAGAGTGACCCTGATTGCGATCCTGCGTATTTCGTCTAGAGATATTGGATCGTATATATAGAGGTGAATATGCCGAATCAAATCGGGTATTCATATCATCTTGCTAAACAATAGGAGATAAAGCGACATGACAAATCTAAAAGTCGGGAAACAACTTTTCCCCAAATCTGCGTTTATTGGTTTCGACCATCTGTTCAATGAACTGGAATACGCTACGAAACATGCTAATGACAATTATCCGCCTCATAATATTATAAAAGAGTCGGACGATGAGTTTGTCATTGAAGTGGCTGTAGCAGGATTCAAACAAGAGAACATTCACGTAGAACAAAAGGAGCGTTCACTCACGATCAAGGGCGAATCTGATAATGAAGACAGGGAGGTTATCCACCGTGGAATATCTACCCGTAACTTCAAACGTCATTTTCGATTATCGGAGTATGTCCAAGTAACCGGAGCATCTCTACAGGACGGTATTCTTGCAGTAACCCTGAAGTTAGAAATCCCCGAAGAGAAGCAGCCTCGTAAAATAAAAATTGTTTAACGAGGATAAAATGAAAGTGATCTCAAAGTCTGAACTGACGTTGTGTGCAGTAGTAATGGGTGCTATGGTATTAGCATTCCAACCACTAATCGTCTAAAACCAAAAAAGGGGGGGTAGGTAACTACCCCTTCATCTCGTTATGAAAGCATACATGTTAGCAAATCTAGATGATCCTATATCTGTGAGATATACGGAAACAGCACTAGAATCTTGGGCAAAGCAATATATCCTTGACATTGAGGTGATTCAATGTTACACTCCTGATACGATTGCTGATCTTGAACCTCTATACAACTGGAAACCCCTTCGACACAAACTACAAAAGGGATCTATGAGTAGTCCTAGTGAGAGGGCTGGAGATATATCACACTGGCAACTCTTACATAAACGAGCAGAAGGTGGTTCACGGTTCTATGTGTTAGAACATGACTCATTTCTACTTGATGCTGATGAATTTGAACGACAGTTTGATTTCACTATGGAACACAATCTGGCATATGCTAATCATGGACTGTTCATGTCCTGTTACTCGGTGTCCGAAGATGCTGCAAAGTATATGTCGGACTTGTTATTGAAACTAAATTTTCCACTGAACGGTGGCCCTTTTGGGTGCATGGAGAGACTGGTCAAGACCTATATGTCTGACAATCCCTCAAATAATCCATTTCGATGGATGTGTCATCACCCCAATGCACAGTATGTTGACGTAGGTGATTCATCCGAATCACTAAGAGACTGTTACAACGGTTGGTCAATTCCCAGTACTCCGTTCACTCTTGCGTCTACTCAGGTGATCTCTAAGTCTATGGGTATCACACAGAACCACGATGGCATGACAAAATTGCCTTGGGAGAGAAGCGACCATTTCAAAATTATTGATTGACAATACCCGCACAATCGTGTATAATGTCCACTTAATCATGAGGTAATAATGAATTTCTATACATCTGTACAAAGATACGGCAACACACTCCTCTATCGTGGATATGAGGACGGTCAACGTGTCAAGAGACGCATACCCTTCAGACCTACCATGTATGTGTCTGGCAAGTCCGAGTGGTCAACCCTAGACGGCAAGCAAGTCGCACCCATGTACTTTGACTCCATGCGGGATGCCACCGACTTCATCAAGCAATACGAGCACGTTCCTACCATGAAGGTCTATGGTATGAACAACTTCATCAACCAATACATCACCCAAGAGTTCCCCAAAGACATCACCTTTGATCGTGACCAGATCGTCGTATCTACTATCGATATTGAGGTACAGTCCGACGAGGGATTCCCCGAACCTGACCAAGCAAACTATCCCATCATCTCTATCTGTACCAAGGCCAGTAACGAGGAGTTCTTCCGTGTCTGGGGTCTGGGTGAATACAATCCTAAAGAGAATACAATCTATAACCAATGCGACACAGAGTTGCAACTGATTGATTCCTTCCTGAGTTACTGGCAGAATCATGGTTCCCCTGATGTGGTGACTGGTTGGAACACCAAGGGATTTGACATCCCCTATCTTGTAAACAGAACAAGAAAGGTCATCGGTGAGGAGTCGGTCAAACGATTCTCTCCGTGGGGTGTGGTCAGTCCTCGTAAAGTTCGTGGTAATAACTTTGGTATGCAAGATACCAACACCTATGACATCATGGGTATTGCTCAGTTAGATTACTATGATCTATTTCGCAAGTTCACCCTCAACACTCTGGGTCAACAAGAGTCCTATCGATTGGATCACATTGCTCATGTGGTGTTGGGTGAACGCAAACTGTCCTATGAGGAACACGGTAACCTGTACACTCTGTACAAGGAAGACCACCAGAAGTTCATTGACTACAACATCAAGGACGTTGAACTCGTAGACAAACTCGAAGAGAAGTTAGGCATCCTGACCCTTGCCATGACTATGGCATATCGTGGTGGTGTGAACTATGAGGATGTGCTGGGTACGACTGCGATCTGGGACAGTATCCTCTATCGACTCTTGCACAACAAGAAGGTAGTCGTACCACCCAAGATTGAGAAGCCCAAGGGTGACTATGCTGGTGGTTATGTGAAGGAACCCCAAGTAGGTTCACATGACTGGGTGACCTCCTTTGACTTGAACTCTCTATATCCTAACATCATTGTTCAATACAATATGTCACCTGAGACCGTGGTAGATGGTCTGGTGCACACCAGTGTAGAACACATGTTGCGTGGTATGACTGAGCACGATGGTAAGTATGCCTTGGCACCCAGTGGTGTCAGGTTCTCTCGTGAGAAAGAGGGTGTGATCCCCAGTATCATTCGTCAGTACTACAGTGAACGACGAACCATCAAAGATGAGATGTTGAAGGCGCAACAAGAGTATGAACAGAATCCCAGTAAGACTCTGTCCAATAAGATTGCGACTCTTGACAATCAACAGATGTCGATCAAGATTCTGATGAACAGTCTCTATGGTGCGTTGGGTAATCGGTGGTTCCGATACTTCGATCAACGTGTCGCAGAGTCAATCACTCTGGCAGGACAACTGTCTATCAAGTGGGCAGAACGTGCGGTCAACCGTGAGATGAACAAACTACTATCTACCGATGACGATGATTACGTGATTGCGATTGACACCGACTCTCTGTACATCAACATGGGTGAGTTGGTCAAGAAGTTTGATCCCAAAGATCCGGTCAAGTTCCTAGACAAGATCAGTGCTGATCACTTCGAGAAGGTACTGAAGAACACCTACCAAGAACTTGCAGACTATACCAGTGCGTATGTCAACCGCATGGAGATGGGACGCGAGGTGATTGCTGACCGTGGTATCTGGGTGGCAAAGAAACGGTACATCCTGAATGTCCACAACTCTGAGGGTGTGCAGTATGCAGAACCCAAACTCAAGATGATGGGTATCGAGGCCATCAAGTCATCTACCCCGATGGTGGTGCGTGACAAGATGAAAGAGATGTTCCGCATACTGGTTGATGGATCTGAGTCCAAGACCCAGAACTTCATCACCAAGTTCCGCAACGAGTTCTCTGCACTACCTGCCGAGGATATCTCGTTTCCCCGTGGAGTGAGTGATGTGGATAAGTGGTTGGATCGTAAGGCGATATACAAGAAGGGTACACCCATCCACGTGCGTGGTGCTCTGTTGTACAATCACCACACCAAGGGTATGTCTCGTTATGAAACTGTGAAGAATGGTGAGAAGGTCAAGTTCGTCTATCTCAAGACACCTAACCCTATCAAGGAGAATGTCATCTCCTATCCAGTCAACCTGCCTCGTGAACTAGCACTTGATAAGTATATTGACTATGACAAGATGTTCGAGAAAACATTCCTTGACCCATTAACACCCATTCTGGACGCAGTCGGATGGACGGCTGAACCCCAAGCAACACTGGAGGACTTCTTTGGGTAATGGACTACGAAGCATTTGTATATCTTTGGTTTGATTCTAAGAATCGTAAATTCTACCTTGGATATCATAAAGGTCATGAAGATGACTCGTATACTCACTCATCAACGGTGCTGGAATCTTTTTCTAAAACCGCAGTACCTTCTCATATGCGAAGACGGATTCTTGCGAGAGGTTCTGATGAAGAGATGCGGCAATTAGAAAAAGATTTGCTCGACAATCGTAAAGAAAGGTGTTGGGACAAATATTATAATGTGATTGCGGCATTTCCCCCTCCCCCTAGATATGGGGAAGATAATAATCTCTATGTTCATGGAAAGTGGGGGACAGCGGAGTATCACCGAGAGAAAAGCGCGCTCTGGTACGCAGAGAATCGTGAGGCGATACGAGAGCAACAACAAATTTATCGTGAAGAGAATCGTGAGAAGATACGAGAGAATGATCGAAAGTATCAAAGAAAGTATCGTGAAAAGAATCCTGAGAAGATACGAGAGAATGATCGAGTGCGGAAACGAAAATATCGTGAAGAGAATCGTGAGAAGATACGAGAGAATGACCGAAAGAATTATCATAGAAAGAAAGCAGAGAAAATGGGAACATCAACATTGGATGACTTCTTCGGAAATTAGTACTTGACAAACCCTGCCCGGCCTGTTACTATACCACAATGAAATATTCTCTTACAATATTCAAGAACACGTTTGACAACCAGACTCACCGGAGGATGGAATTCGATACGTGGGATACGTTTGAGAACTTACTTTATGAACTATCCCAAAAGGAGGGTAGAAAAGGTGGAAGTAATTCTTCTGTGCTTATTAGTCCTGCTACTTATCATGCCGATACTACAAGGTCTAATAAAAGTGTTGCTCTATGGGGCGGTTGGGCTTGCCTTGATGTCGATAGTTATATGGTACGGAGTGATAGTGTTCTAACACCTGTCGAGTGCCTACAACGGGAACTACAAGAGAAGTTTGGTCGGTTCTACTATGTGTGTTACAATACCGCATCGTCTACCTACGAGCAACCCAAGTTCCGTCTAGTGTTCCCTTTGACTCGTACTGTCGAGAGTAAAGATCTGGCACACTTCTGGTTTGCCATGAACAAGCAGTTCGATGAACTTGGTGACAAGCAGACCAAAGACCTGTCCCGTATGTACTATGTCCCCGCACAGTATCCAGACGCATACAGTTTCATCTTCACTAATGATGGGGTCAAACTAGACCCTGATATGTTGATGAACAAGTATTCGTTTGTTGAACCGCAAGGTAAGACATTCATGGACAGACTGCCACCTGAGTTGCAGAAGGCCGTGATCGAACATCGTAAGAACTCACTGGACAATACCGATATCACTTGGACATCATATCACGACTGCCCCTTCTTCCCCAAACGACTCACACTTGAGTATCGTGCAATCACTGGTACTGGTTGGTATCATAAGATGTACCAGATCATGATTGCTATCGCGGGTAATGCCGTCTCCAAAGGTTACCCTATTACTGCGGGTCAGATTTCTCAGATGTGTAGTCAGTTGGATATGGAGACTGGTAACTGGTATGAAAACAGACCCCTAGATAAAGAGGCGGATAGGGCATTGGAATACATTTACAGGAACGGATAATGAGAATACTAGTCACGGGTGCGGCAGGATTTATTGGCACTCACCTTATGGCATCACTGAGGGATGATGGTTTTGATGTTGTAGGTATAGACAACTTCAACGACTTCTATGATCCTAGTCTAAAAAAGGAACGAGTCATATCACATGGTAATCATGTATTTCCGTGTGACCTAAAGAACTTTAACGATCTAGATGGTGCATTTGGTGCTATTCGTCCCGACATCGTCATGCACCTTGCTGCTCGTGCGAATGTACGAGACTCTTTTGGTAAAGAGGTTATCTACCATAAAGACAACATTGATGCTACTCAGAACCTGATCCAAGTCTGCAAGATGTATGATGTACAGAAGGTGATATATGCATCTACCAGTTCAGTCTATGGTGGTACACCTATTCCTAAAACTGGGTGGATTGAGAGTGAGGTGACTGGACACCAGTTGAATGCCTATGCCTACACCAAGTACATCAATGAATGTCAGTTCAACATCTCTGGTTTGTACAATGTGGGTCTTCGATTCTTTACCGTCTATGGCCCGTGGGGTAGACCTGATATGGCGTTGTTCCAGTTTACTGATGCGATTGTTAAGGGTGAACCTATTGAGGCATACAACTACGGTAAGATGAAACGAGACTTTACCTATATTGGGGATATCATTGAGGGTATCAAACTTGCAATGTTCTCCAATACAGAAAACAATTCTATCTACAATATAGGTAGAGGTAAACAAGTTCAACTGATGCATTTTATTAAGTGCATAAGTAAGGAACTAGGAAGAGAGGCAGATGTAGTTCTCGCGCCTCGACATCCTGCTGACACTCTTGAAACATGGAGTAATACAACAAAAATTAGAGAACTAGGGTATGAACCCAAAGTGGATATTGAACAGGGTGTTGGTGCCTTTGTTCGATGGTACAAAGAATATTACGGAGTAAAATAATGGCCGATGATGGTATGAGAAATATGAATCCTGATGGAACTGTGCAGGAGGTGATGGGTAAACTAAAGATTGGTATTGTAGGCCATGGGTTTGTTGGTGGTGCAGTGGACTATGCATTTACTCACCCTGAGATCGAGAAGTTCTATGTTGACCCCAAGTACAACACAACTATTGATGATTTGATTGAATGGGCCCCACATGTTTCTTTCATATGTGCGCCTACACCTATGGCAGATAGTGGGTTCGTTGATGCCTCTATTGTAGAGGATGCTGCACTTAAACTTATCGAACATACTGAAGGTGGTGTTGTTATCAAGTCAACAATCACACCGGACATTGTTGATAGACTTTACAACTCACTGTTTGAGGATGATCTGAAACGATTGACTATCAACCCTGAGTTCTTGACTGAATCAAATGCTAAGGAACAGTTCGTCAACGCTGAGTATCATGTTCTTGGTGGTCATCCTGATGCCTGTCAAGGTGTCGCACAGTTATATGATGTATACAGTCTATGTAACGCGACTGAATTTCTTTTCTGTTCAGGGCCCGAGGCGGCATATATTAAATATGGTGTGAACTCGTATCTTGCTATGAAAGTAACATTCTTCAATCAACTATATGATTCACTTCAGAACTTCGGTTGTAACTATCCTACGGTTGCCAAGGCAATTGGTCGTGATAAGAGGATCGGCATAGGTCACACTCGTGTTCCTGGCTACGATAGCAAACGTGGATTTGGTGGTGCGTGTTTCCCCAAGGATACGAAAGCGTTCACAATCTTCGATAAAGACTTGACATTGATTGATAAATGTGTTAAAATAAACAACGATTATCGCAAACAATATGACCTAGATGAAAGAGAGGAATCAAACAATGTCGATTATGGACAAACTGAAGAAAAACAGTAAGATTAAAACCACTGAGGTTTTGGATCGGAGTAAGTTTTTTACAGAACAAGATATGGTGCCAACCGATGTTCCAATGGTGAATGTCGCGTTGAGCGGAAGTATTGACGGTGGTGTCACGCCTGGCCTAACAGTTCTTGCTGGGCCTTCCAAGCACTTTAAGACTTCATTTGCCCTGCTAATGGCGGGTGCTTATTTGAAGGCTAAGAAAGATGCAGTTATGCTGTTTTATGATAGTGAGTTTGGTAGTCCCCAATCTTACTTTGAACAGTTTGGAATTGACACCAGCAGGGTGTTGCATACGCCCATTGCCAATGTCGAGGAACTCAAGATTGATCTAATCAATCAACTTGAAGAACTTGACCGGAGCGATGACGTTATTATCGTTATTGATTCGATTGGTAATCTCGCATCCAAGAAGGAATTGGAGGATGCACTCAACGAGAAGTCTGTGGCAGATATGTCCCGTGCTAAAGCGTTAAAGGGTTTGTTCAGAATGTGCACTCCGTACTTGACTATGAAGAACATTCCCATGCTTGCCGTCAACCACACTTATAAAGAAATCGGTCTCTTTCCCAAAGATATCGTAGGTGGAGGTACTGGTATTTACTACAGTGCTGATAACATCTGGATTCTAGGAAGACAACAAGACAAAGTCGGTACTGAGATCAAAGGGTATCACTTCGTCATCAATGTGGAGAAGTCTCGTTATGTTAAAGAGAAATCTAAGATACCTATCTCAGTTTCTTGGGAAGGTGGTGTACAACGTTATTCTGGGCTTCTGGACGTTGCTCTTGTTGGTAACTATTGTACTAAACCTTCCAATGGTTGGTACGCTCGTGTTGATCGGAAAACTGGAGAGATACTTGAACCTAAAGTACGGTTAGCAGATACACTCAAAGAAGAGTTCTGGGCACCTATCTTTGCGGAGACAGACTTTGCTGATTTCTTGAAATCACAATACTCTATCGGTCTAGCACAAAAGGTTGATATGGAAGAAATTGCCAATGTCGAATGATATTGATGACATGCTCAGTGAACATGTCCACTATGAGATCATCCCTTCCGATGACATTCATGGTTGGAATATTAGACTACTGGAGGAGTACCCTGAAACGGTTATCTCCTTCGGTACCATTTCATTTGACGCGATTGATGAGGATGATGGACACATCACCTTCAACTTCACTATTGTTTCCACCCCAGACGCAGATTTAACAACAGAAGACTTGACATTTCAAGCATATGTTGGTAGAATACTGGGTGCGGTGATAGAACTGTCTATCACCGAAGGAACAATGATAGCACGGGATGAGAAGACAAATCAACTCCTTGCTACCGAAGATACATTAGAGGACTTACATGCAGAATATCAACTTGGAGCAGACGGTACTACGGAACCTTCTAACCAATGAACCCTATATGCGGAAGGTTCTTCCGTTTATAACACCCGACTACTTTGACGGGGTCTATAAAGGACTCTTCAAAGAAGTTACTAAGTTTGTCGCGAAGTACAACAAACTACCGAGTCTTGAAGCATTCAAGATTGAGATCGATGAGAATCAATCTCTGAGTGAAGATAACTATCGTGTTGCAGTAGATCTTCTGCCAAACATCTTTACAGCAGAACCTGAGAACCTTGAGTGGTTGGTTGAACGCACCGAGAAATGGTGTCAGGATCGTGCAGTCTACAATGCAGTCATGGAGTCTATCAATATCATTGATGGGAAACATGCGACCATGCAGAAGAATGCCATCCCTGATGTACTGAGTAAGGCACTGGGTGTGACCTTCGACACTAACATTGGTCACGACTATCTTGAGAATGTTGATAGTCGGTACGACTTCTATCATGAACAAGAAGAGAGAATACCATTTGACTTGGACTACTTTAACGAAATCACTAAAGGTGGTTTACCCAACAAGACGCTCAATATTGCACTGGCTGGTACTGGTGTTGGTAAGTCTCTGTTCATGTGTCATGTCGCTGCCGGTGCACTGAGTCAAGGACATAATGTACTCTACATCACTATGGAGATGGCTGAGGAACGTATCGCGGAACGTATCGACGCGAATCTATTGAACGTACCGATTGACCAGTTAGAGAACTTGTCCAGAGAAATGTTTACTGATAAGGTATCCCAGATCGCTGCGAAGACCCAAGGTAAACTGATCATCAAAGAGTATCCTACCGGACAGGCAAACACCAGTCACTTCCGTGCACTGTTGAATGAACTGAAACTGAAGAAGAACTTTGTGCCTCAGTTGATCTTTATTGACTATCTGAACATCTGTGCTTCGTCTCGTATGAAGGGTATGGGTGGTGCTATCAACTCTTACTCTTATATCAAGAGTATTGCAGAAGAGATGCGTGGTCTTGCTGTTGAGTTCAATCTGCCGATTATGTCTGCTACCCAGACTACTCGTGGTGGGTACAACAATGATGATGTCGGTCTGGAGGATACTTCAGAATCATTCGGTCTACCCGCAACGGCTGACCTGATGTTTGCCCTGATCTCTAACGACGAGTTGAACAGTCTAGGTAAGATCATGGTCAAGCAGTTGAAGAACCGATACAATGACCTGACACGACATAACCGATTCACTGTCAAGGTTGAACGCAGTAAGATGCGTCTGTCCGATGATGATGACGAGGAAATGATTCCGAATGATCAGGATAAGGGGTGGGATGACAAACCACTATTTGATCGTAGTCCATCAGGACAACGAGTCGCAGCAGAGAACCACAAGTTCCAAAACTTTAAGATGTAGATATGGATGATATTGTTTGGCCTATAGCAACCACTGTACTAATGTTCCTTTCCTTCTGGTTTGGTAAGTTCAAAGGGTTTGCTGATGGATGGGGTGTAGGGTATGATGAGGGTGCTGATGCAGTCACACCCGCTGTTGCCCGAGCGGTACTCCGATGGGTTCGTATAGATAAAGATGTAAACCTTAGTGATCCAGAGATTGATGAGGTCATACAGAATATCAATGTAGAAATAGAACCAGAGGATTAGATGACACATGTAAAGGAGATCTCCGCACCGTGGGACTTCTTAGGCCCAGTCAAGGAACTGTGTTTGAAGTGGGCAGAAGAAGTAGTAGCCTCCGACAATGCTCCTCATGCGTTTCTTAAACATAGACAACGTCCACATCATATCATCAACACTGCGAGTTGGGACGAGTGGCATAAAGTAGAAGAATACGCTGGTGTGCGTGAAGCACGTGAGATAAAACGTAGACAGATACTGATGCTCCGTGAGTATGGACTGGTGAATCGTATTGTGATTGAACAGTATGATTTACCCAAACAGATTGATAAATGGATTCAGGATGCCGTGTGGACACAGTTTGGTATCCCACATGAAGAGACTATGCCTATCCTACAGATCCAGAACGGGGGTGAACTTCTACATCCCCATCAAGGCCATGGTAGACAAGCAAGTATGTTCTGTCTATTGCGTGGCGAAGATGAGGTCACTAAGTGGTATGACCAGACAGGTGACTTCGAGCAGTTGGAGAAGTTCCGTATACCGGATCTGAACAAACTAGAAGTAAAGACCGAATACACGATGAAGGAAGATCAGTGGGTACTGTTCAACCACAAGGCGTGGCACTCGGTACACAGGAAATCCGATGTTGGTGTAAGAATCAACTTGGGTGTTGATTTCAAAACAATGAATATAAATGAAAGTGAGAGATATTTTAATGAGTGAAGTGAAACTTATCGCGTTAAGCAAGCCATCAATAATAACTGATTGTAATACAGCAGAAGAGTTGGTTGCCTATGCAGCACGGGTGAGTAACCCTGAGAATCAAAACAACACAAAGACTTCTCAAGGTCTGGTCAAATATCTGATCCGCGAGAATCATTGGTCACCATTTGAGATGGTGCATATGACGATGGAGATCAGGACTACACGTGATATCGCACGACAGATCATACGACACCGCTCGTTTGCATTCCAAGAGTTCTCTCAACGGTATGCAGTGCAGAATGAATATGAGTTGCGTGAGGCACGACTACAAGACCCTAAGAACCGACAGAACTCTATTGATCTAGATCTAGATAATCTAGGTAAGGGTGGGGACAAAACAACTGATGAACGTCTGTATGAGAACTGGAATATGAAACAGGCAGAACTCATCAACAAGTCCAAAGAAGTATATAACTGGGCGTTGAATAATGGTATTGCCAAGGAACAGGCACGTGCAGTCCTACCCGAAGGTAATACCGAGTCTGTTCTTTATATGGCAGGATCATTACGTTCTTGGGTTCACTACTGTGATCTACGCATGGGGAACGGTACTCAGAAGGAACATATGATTGTTGCAAATCAGTGTTGGGATATCATTCGTGGTCACTTCCCGAATGTTGTAAAGGCATGTGAAGATGGCTGAGGTTCTAATTCGTAATAAGGATCTACTCAAGACCCTTGACGATACTCTGAATAAGTTCACTGAACACCAAGACCTATGTTTTGAGATGGCTGCCAACCTTCAACCAACCGTACCTGTAGAGGAGTGGGAGAAGTATTGCCAGTCAGAGTATCTGTACGAACTACTGGAAAACGATCTGGATCACATGGGGTTTCCTGAGAAGGCCTATGGGTTTCAGGTTGCCCCTGCCGCAGAAAAAAGACCAGAAATATTTGAACCCCTGAAGCAGTGGACGAAACACACTCTGCCCATGTTGTTTGGTGCAAGGTCTAACTCTTTGACATCTTTCTATCCACCCAATGGATTTGTAGGATGGCATACCAACTGGAATGCCCACGGGTATCAGATCATCATTACATGGAGTGAGACCGGAGACGGATACTTCTCTTACTATGATGCAGTGCATGATGAGATCATCACTGAACCTGATGTTGCGGGATGGCAAGCAAGGTGGTATCGGTTTGGTCGTAAGGATGAATTTGATCATCATTTCTGGCATACTGCGTGGACTAACTGCCCACGATTTACTCTGGCATTCAAGTTCCCTTATGGGGATATTGGTGGTGGAATATTCATAGAGGAATCTCAGGCACTTGATGCCATCCATGACTTTGTTGATGAGTTAGAAAGTTCTTGACAAGTACTGTGATTTTTGTTATAATACGTGAAAATATATTGGAGAACCCTTAGTGTACGAAGACATTGAATATAAATATAATGAAGACCGAGCAATAGACGATCTACAACGGTACATCGATGCTACATACGGACAACATTATTCCCAGAACAAGTTCCAAGCAACCGAGTTCATCATTGATGGTGGCCATGGTGATGGTTTCTGTATCGGTAACATCATGAAGTATGCACAACGGTACGGTAACAAGGACGGGTACAATCGTGCTGATCTGATGAAGGTGTTACACTATGCCATCATCCAGTTGCATGTACATGATGCCTACGGTAGAAACTAATGGAGTTTTTTGCGGGTGTCGCTGCCACATTCCTTTTACTGGTGATGTGTCTATTTCTATATGTTTCTGAACACATGCGGCAGGAACGCAAGGCGGGTAAACAAATCCCATTACCTTGGGAGAAACCGGATCGTAAACCATTTGATAAGTCTGACATCAAATACCGTGATGGAGACAATACCTAATGTGGCTTGAATATGTCTTTTGGATATTAGTCAATATACTCTTCGTGTATGGTGTATACAATTTTTACCTGTTTGGTATAGATGAGGGGTTCCAGAAGTTATTTCGACGTTTCAACCCCAAGAAGAAGAATGGCACAAATAGTGGTCAAAAATTCGGATAAAATGCTTGACATTCCTTGTGAAGCGTAGTATAATACTTGTATTGAAACTGAGAAAGGAAAACTCATGACTATATCGTATCGACCAGCAACTTTTAGTGAGGTGAATCAGACCTCTCTGCGTGGTGATATCTGTACCAGTTACGACGAGATCGTTGCTGTATTGGGTGAACCTCATTACACTGATCCAGATCCACATGCTAAGTGGAACTGTGAATGGATGATCATGACCGAAGACGGTACCCCGTTTACCATATACAACTGGAAGACTGGTGGTACACCCACCGAGAAAACCGATTGGCATATTGGTGGTCGTGATATGAATGCTGTATTTGCAGCGTATGAAGTACTTGGAATGGAGACATACTCTTATGAGTAAGATAAGTGAACTTGTTCTTGAGTGTCAGGAAATGGCAGAACAAAACATTAACCAGACCCGTGAGGGTATGTTAGAGGTGGCTGAGAAAGTCTTTGAGGGTGACTCCTTTAAGATTCGCACCACCGTTCAAGAGTGGCAAAAGATCCGCGATGATATGTGGCAGGTGTTCTAATGAAAAAGCAGAAGGTCAAACCTCGTTTCGCAAAGGAACTGTTTGATAACGATAGTCCCTATGGACATAAGGTTCAGAGGGATAGATCCAAGTATAAACGAAAAGACAAGTACCCCAAAGAGAGTTGGGACACTAGTCAGTTCTAAAGAAGTTCCTTATGATGATCCCCGCAATGTCACTTTTTTCATTTTGGACGGCGCGGGGATTCTCATGATGTTCTTTGTGAAATCCCTCCCCAAAGGTTATAATACCTAACCACCAATCACTGTGTGGTTCTCCTCCCCTATGCGAGTAACTAAACACAAGTGATCCTACCAACTTTGCCAGACCTGCTGGTGCCAACCACGCATAGACCAGTGCGAATGGATCTAGTGCATATAGTATCATCGCATATGTGAACATGATTGCCCAGTAGAACTTGACTTGCCATCTGTACCGATTTATCTTCAGTAGGTCTCGGACATACTTAAAGTTGATCTTTGCGAACACTTGCAAGAAGTATGCGTAGAAGTATCCCTTGTGAGTGGGAGAGTGTGGGTCTTTGTCGGTATCGGTGAACAGGTGATGTTCCCTATGATTGGCAACCCAGACAATCGCGGGGCCTACCATCATAATGTGTGCAAAGAACATCATTATTCCCTCAAACCACAGAGGTGCCTCAAAGACCTTGTGTGACAGATATCGGTGGTATCCCATAGTAATACCAAAGGTCATGATACAAAAATACATGACTCCGACAATCATCCACTGTACGGCATTCCCGTATAGTACCATAGGTATCAGACTAAAGATTGCGACAATCTGACCGATTAATAACTGTATGGGCAGGTTCATTGGTCTTTCCTAAAACTCCTGAATGGTCTGACTTTTCCGTTATAGAATAGCATCTTGTACCACGGGGTATCTCGTTTCATTCTAGGTAATGTGTATTCCCATTTAGTGCCTTCGGGTGAGACCCAGACA